AAAAAGCCCTCCGAAGAGGGCCTGTTCAATCACCGCACCGTTTCAGAAGGCCCCTGCTCCCTGGCATTGATCCTGAAGTCAATATCGGCATCTTGGCCCGCGAGATTCTGGAAGGTCAGCACGTAGCTGGTGTTCTTCTTGAGGATCAGCGGCTCATCTTCTGGAATGGTGGTGGTTGCCTTGGTGCCGGTGGCATCGCCGCGCAGCAGCAGGCTTGCGATTACGGTGTTCGGTGTGAACGTGACGCCGGCCTTCATCTGAACCGGTGATGTCGGTGACCCGGACTGATTTCGGTTGTACGTGCGCATGATGTTGGTGCCGCCCGTGAACGCCACCTCATACAGCGAGACGCGCATCTTGCTCTCGCTGGCTGTGTAAGTGCGCCGGTCGAACTGGAAGTTGTTTGCGCCAGTGACGAACCCTACCTGTACTACGGCGTTCGAGGCCACCGTAGTGAACTCATGCTCATGCGTCCAAACCAGCCCGGCTGCCATGAGTGAATCTTTTCTGCTGTTCATACCTCCCCCTTTTGTGGTTAAGCGAAGCGCTTTGTGGATTATGGCGCACAAAGACAAAACCCCGAACCTTTCGATCCGGGGTTTTGCGAACTTCACCGTGAACACCTTGCGTAAACGCTGATGGCGGGAGGCTTGGTGTGGGTGAATCATGCGTTGAGTTGCAGACCTAAGTCAAGCTCTCGCACTTTGATGATCGCGCATGGCTCTTCCGAGTACTGCTTTGTGACCGTAGCTTCAACCACCTGCGAGTCATCCATCCATGCAATGCCGTTTAAAGCGTCGCACAGCGCTTTACAGACGTTTTCCCAGTCAGGCTTACTCGTTGGTCGGATTGCCCCTGAAAACGCCTGTAATCGCTTCTTTTTGCTCCACGACTGGGGAATTCCAATCATCAGGTCGATCTTGATGCCGACTGGGCCTAGAATCGCCGGTCTTTCCCCCATGGAGCGACGCGCCTCGCACGACACCTTCAACTCATACTCTCGCGTCTTTTCGGGGGTGTATGTCGTGACGAAGGCGCCGCGCTTGGCGAACCGGGGGCGCCCCTTTGCCACTGGCTCGCCGGGAACGAGGATGAAGATCTCTGTCACTGCGCCTCCTTGGCCATAGCCGCATCAATTTTGGCAGATGCCTCATCGCCAAGCAGAAGTCCATCACCACAGGTGAAATCATTGACGCCTAGCGCGTCTGGCAGATCAGATATCAACCACCGATATCTTTCGGCATCCTTGATCAACTCCACCATAACCCCAGCCGGAGCCGTAACCAGCAGCTCGGGGCATTTCTCAGCGGTGGCCTGGGCGGTGGCCTTTAGCGTTTGCAGGTCGGTGGTCATAGCAGGTGCGCTCCGGATTCAAGAAGGTCATCTCGGTCTCTGATCAGTTCCTCGATCTCAGCCAGCAGAGCCAGCACCGTTGCCGGACTTGCGGCTGCGGCGAACTCTGCGTTCTGCATTCCCTTTCCGTCCGAGGTGTGCCAAGCGCTCAGGATCTTCCCGCTGCCGTCGCCAATTACATGAACGCCATTGTGGTCGACCTCTACTCGTCGCGGCCCGTGGTTTTGAGTGGCGGCCAATGCCAGCGCCTTCAGCTTTTCCTTGTCGATGCTCATTCCTGCCCCTCCTTCCGCCCATGCCCCCGATCCAGCAGAACAAACCCTGCTGCCTGTCTGGCCTTTGAGCATTTGTCGTGGTTGTAGTACGCGCGGCCTTTGCCGCATACATCGCAGCGACCGGTCATCGCGCTACGGAACAGCGGATTCATGCCGCCGTCTGGCTTGGTCATTGGTTGGACGTTCATGATCTTGCTCCCGTGTGCGGCATTGGAAGGAGTGAATCGGTCTTTACCCGGCTGTAATGCGCAGTGCAGTGCCCACTGAAGCCGATGCAGACCTTTGTCCAGATTTCGGATTGCTTGATGACCATCATGCGCCGGCGCTCTCCATAGAGAATTCCGGTGACGGTCTGGCCGTAGATGTACTGCCTCATACCTCCCCCTCCCGCGCATACCGCGCCTGTCTGATCTTGGAGCACTTCGTGTGCTTGTAGGTGTTGTGGCCGAAGGACTTGGGCTTCTGACAGATGTCGCAAATTGTCGGCAGTGACAGCGGCCCCATGGAATATCCGCGCATTGTGGTCTTGCGGCGTAGGGCGGTCATGGGCGGCGCTCCAGGGTTTCTTGCCAGTCTGGATTAGGTTCAGGCTCAACAAGCCCAGCATCGCGGCAGTCATTGTTTTTGAAATCAGACATCCAGTATCCAAGGTTGGTATCTGCAAAAGGCTCAGAGATCCACCAGTACCACTCCCCATCTTTGTCCTGCGCCAGATACTCAAATCCCTCCGGCGCATCCTTCCAATCCGGCTTGCTCATACCGCCTCCCCCTTGGCCAGGGCCAGTGCAGCCAATGCCTTTTCCTTGAACTCATAGCCGTAGACATCGCTGACAAGGCGCTCACCAATGACGAAAACCTCTTCGACGATCTCAAGCAGCTTCGGGTCTGCGCTGACCTTGATCGCGGCAAACCGCTCAATGTGCCGCACATTCTCCTGCACCTGCTCGCCAAGCTTCTGCGCCCGGGCGAAGTTCTCGTCGGCGACCTCGGTGGCTTGGCGCAGGGCTTCGGCTTGTGCGTAGGCCAGATCACCTACGGCCTTTTGCAGAATCTCGACGTCAAGCATGCGGATGGTGCTTTTGGTTCTGACCAGAGCGCCCAGCTGATTGAACAGGTCTTCCACGACCTGATTGGACTGCTTGATTTTCTCAATCGTGGTCATTTGCACTTCACTCCTTGGGATTCGATGGCGCGGCGGCAGGCTTCGCGTGTTTCTTCGGCGGTGTAGTCGTTGATGCGGATGCATTGGACGCTGGGCAGGTCGATCACCAAGGCCTGGCGCGAGGCTTGCCATCCTTCCCAGGCTGCCCATGCCGTTTGGAATTTGTACTTGTCGCCATCTTTGCGAAGGTTGATATAGCCGCGCTCTTTGGCCCAAGCCTCAAACTGCGCCCGAATTTCGTTTTCGTTGTTGGTCACGGTGGTTCTCCTTCACTTGACCCATTCGGACCGCTCGGCGCAGACACGCGCTGGCATCATGGTTTTGGTGGCTGCGTTCCAATACATGCTGGTTTCGTAGCGAAGGCATGGGCCCTTCTGCTCTTCCTTTGCTGAGGCCGCGATCATCCCGGCAAAGACGAATACCGACCAGATCAAGAATCCGGCCATCCAAGGATTTAGAAGGCTGTCTTGGCAGAAGGCCTGGACCATGAGGACGCAGGTGATGGCGATTACCGCGAAGGCAATTGCACCAACGATGATGTATTCCATGGTCATTTCCCCTTGCATTCGGTGCTTGGCGCGAACATCTGCTGCTCCTTGTTCCACTTCCAGATTTCAGAGTCTTGGCACTCCGGCTTCTGATTCGGCTGGATCAGGTAGGCGGCGCCCAGAATCGCGACGATCAGTAGAAGTTTTTTGCTCACGGTGATTTCCTCTCTCAGTCAAAATGGTATTTCACGGTTGAAGTAAGATTCCCAGGCTTCCATCGGAGTCGAGCCGACGCCGTAGCAGCCATATTCGTCAACGCAACTCCAGTAGCGGATGCCGAGAACCCTGTAGCACTTGATTCTGGGCTTGATGATGGTCATGCCGTTCCCTCCTGCTCGCTGTATTGAACCCACTGGCGCGGCTTGTGGTTGTTCCGCTCCAAGTACTGGCCTGACGCCGGGTCAAACCAAAGCGCGATCTTGCCTTCCACGCCGGTTAGGCGCTGCTTGCTGATGATCGCGTGAACGTCTGCCTCGTTCTCGATGCCATCGTCGCCGGCCTCCGCCCGTGCCTCCTTGCGCTTGTTACGCCACACGCTGATCACGTTGTCGACCAAGTCAGTGATCACCACGCCGCCGCGCACATCGTGCTTGCCCGGCGCCTTGCTCTCGTCCTCAAGCTTCTTCGGGTGAGCCACAAGGTGAACGTGGGCGCCAGTTTCGTGCGCAAACGCAACCAGCTTCTCGATCAGCTTCTTCTGGCCGTTGTAGTCATCTTCCGCCACGCCAAGCTTGGCCAAGCTGTCCACGATGAACTGATCAACCCCGTACCGGCGAGCGGCATAGGTGAAAGTCTCAAGCATGTTGTCGATGTCAGCAGCGCCAAGGCGGTCATAGATCCACAGCTGGCCTGCCATGCTCTGCAGGATCGCATCCACGTAACCACGGCTCGGGTGAGCCATCCCGGCGGCCTGCCGAATCATCCGTTGCAGCGTGCGCCGCGCCGGCATTTCCATCGACGCTACGCAGAACTTCGAACCGCTCAGCATCCCGCGATACGCCACGTATCCCAGCATCTGTGACTTTCCATGCCCGCTGAACCCAGTCCAGATCGTGACCTCAGCGCTGCGGAACTTGATCATGTCCTTGGCCTTATCCCACGGATTAGGCATGCCGAGCTGAATAGGATTCTTCTCAAAGAACTCGGCCATGACCTGATCGCGGAACTCGGTCACACCCAAAAGCAGCTCAGGGTCTTGGCTCTTGGCCTTCTCGTAACACTGGTCGATATCGTCCTTGTCGTAGTACAGCGAGAACGTGGTGTTGAAGTCCTTGCAGCCCAGCTTGACCACACGGCACCGCTCCCGACCTAGGCGCTTGATGATTTCGTCCGTGGCCTCCTGACCAGGGGCATCGTCATCCAAGCACAGGTAAATCACATCGAACCGCTCAAGGTTCTTGTATTCGTGCTCGATCCAATTCTGCTTGGCGCCGGTGCCGCCTCCCATTGGGACCGATAGAGCAGGCCGTCCGTACTGCCAGGCACTCATGGCGTCAATCTCGCCTTCGGTGATGGTCACCTCACGCGCATCGCTCGGAATCGCCTGCCAGCCGAACAGGCACGGCTCGGAATCCTTGGCAGCCATGATCTTCTTCTTGCCGTCCTGGCGATCTACGCCCAGCGTCTTCCAGTGGATCAGCTGGCCATCGCGCAGGAAGGGGAAGAGGATATTACGGCCCTGCTCACCAATCTTGAACGCCTTGATCGTTTCTTCCGTCAGGCCTCGACCCTTCAAGTAGGCCATCACAGGACTGTCCTGAACTGGCGTCTTGCACTTCGGCTTATCTGGCCGGCTGTAAACCTTCTTGGCCGGCGCCGATAGCCTTGGCTCGATCACGCCCAAGTAATCCTTGGCTTCCTGCATGGCTGTCTTCATGTCGCACCGCCGAGCAGCGCACCACAAGTCCAGCAGATCACCGCTTGATCCTGCGGCGAAGTCAGACCACACCCCGGCCTTCTCACCCTTCAGGCAAACGCCAAGGCTATCCCCGGCGTCACCACTCACGTTCCCGCACTTCCACTCCGAACCTTGCCGTTTCCCCCCAGGCAGCAGATACGCGCACACATCGTGCACACGATCCGCCAGCCGAGAAGCAACCTCAGAAGGCGTAATCATCAGAACAGACTCCTTGGATACCCCGTCTCAGGGTCATGCTTGTCCACATGGCAGATCACTCGCTGGCCTGCGTCCCACTCTGGGTGGTAGAACTGGCCTTCCTTCAGCGGCGGTCTGGTGCTGCTGACAGGTTGCTGCTTGGTCCCTACCGCCTTCTCTGCGTACACATCGGTCCATGAGTTCGATGTCGACCGGTCAACTATTTCGTCAGCCTGTTCCTGCCTCAAACCAATCAGCTTTCTGGCGATCAGCTGGCAAGCCCTTTCCGTCAAGGTTGCTCTCTTCGCTTTCCGCATCTTGCAGAAGCCTTCCCACACGTCAGCCGATACGTTCTCTGGCCTTCCCTCGCTTGGATCAAAGCCGGCCTTGGCTGGCTTCTTCTTGTTTGTAGTCTCTGTAGTAATCTCTGTATGAAGAGGAGCGGAATCTGCGCTCGTGGAGTAGTGCAAATTGCCCTCTTCGATCAGGCACGAGTGACTGAAATCGATTGAGTAGAAATTTGTCCTGTCGTGCTTTGCCTTGTTCAGCTGTTCGACCAAAAGCACTCCTCTTGACCGAAGGGATGCCAGGGCCCGCTTTATCGTGTCCTCAGACCAGAACGGAAACTGCTTTTGCCATTCTGGAAGGGTATTCCACACCCAGCGCTTGCCGTCGTGAAAGCGACCCACTTGGTCATTTGTCAGCCAGTACTTCAGCTGCTGCAGCACGATTGCTTCGTTCAGGCCGATTCGCTCAGCCAGCTTTGGGTTTATGACTAAAGGCTGAAAGTCAAACAGAAGACTCATTGCGACCTACCTTTTCAAAGTGGAAAGCACGGTTTGGGTCGAATCCGACCTGATCCGATACGCCTATCTCTGCGAGAAAAGCGAGCTGCTCAGCGTTGAACCTTACCGGCAGATGCTTTGCTGCCATTCTCAGCCGGAAGTCCTCAATGTGGCTGCGCCCCTTGCTCGTATTGCACCATCGGCAGCAGGCGATGAGGTTTTCCAGGCTGTGATCGCCGCCGTGGCAGCGCGGCACCTTGTGATCAATCGTCAGGTTTCTTTCTGTCAGCTCTTCTCCGCAGTAGCCACACAGTCCGCCAGACTGTTTAAACGCCAGAACGCGATTGGTTGGTGATACCGGCATCCCTCACTCCTCCCCCAACGCCACAAACTCGCTGACCTTCATTCCGAAGGCGTCAGCCAGCTGCTTGATGCGCTCCGACGGGATCGACTCGCGGTTCAGGATCAGGCTCAAGGTTGCCGGCGTAACGCCTACTACAGCGGCCATGTCTGCTTGTGTTGCGCCTTTCATTGCCAGGGCGATTCGGAAGCTTTTCTTGATGTTCATCGTTACTCCAATTGGTGGCGGGTTGTTGAGATAGATGATCATCCATAAGCGAAATACGGTCAAGCGCATATGCTAAAAATTATTTTCGATTTCTCTGGAAAATGTTGTTGACGAGGCCGGCGGGTAGATCTATCGTTCACCACATCGGAGCAGCACAGCAAAACGCCACTTCGAATCGTTCTTTAACAACCAGACGCAACACCCCTCCCGACCGGGAAAGGCAGTTAGCCACCCACATAGCCATGCGGCTCCCTGGGGCTGGCCGTATCGGCCTCGGTAGGCGGGAGTGATTGCTTTCCTCGGTGCCATTCCATGAGTGGCATCAGGGGGAAATCAACCAACCGAAAGGAGCTTCACCATGTTCAATCTGTTCAAGAAAAAAGCCCGCAACGCCGCTGCCGAAGTTAAGAAGTTCGAGCGCAAGGATCTGATGGAAGCCACGGTCGGCATCGCGGTCCTGATCATGTGGGCCGATGGCAATGCCGAAGACAGCGAGCGCGACAAGATCGCCAAGGTTCTGGCCAACAACCCAGCCTTGGCGGCATTCGGGCCAGAGGTTCAATCAACCTTCAACCGCTTTGACTCGCTCTGCAAAGAGTCGGGGTTCATGCTGGCCAAGGTCAGCATCATGCGTGAGATCCAGGATGTGAAAGGCGACCCGCGTGAGATGGAAGATGTTCTGGTTACTGGCCTGACCGTAGCTTTGGCTGATGGCGAGCTGGAAGAGCCGGAAGAGAAAATCCTTCGCCAAGTGGCAACCGCCTTTGGCCTGCGCATCGATGACTACCTGTGAAGGCTTGGTCGCGCCGCAACATGGCGGTATCGGTAATCCTCATAATGCTGGCCTTTTTGGCGGTATTGATGGTGGTTACTGCCATTGTCAACCGCGCCTCCTGCGAGTGGTACGGATACCAAACCGAACGCGAAACCCGATATGCGGCCTTTGTTGGCTGCATGGTTAGATCCCATAACGGATGGGTTCCGCGCTCAGAAATCAGAACAGCTAACTGATTGACTCGAAGCCATTGGCGACAGTGGCTTCTTGTGAATCGAACGATGGAGAAATGCCGTGAGCAAAATCATTGATATGGTTCATGCGCACATGACAAATGAGCGCATGCATATCCCTGGAAAATCCAATTATTTGGCAGTGAAAGAAGAATTCACGCCGATGGAGCAAGGGTATGCCACTGGCTACAAAATCGAAGTCTCTTTGGGTGCAAATGCATTCTGGAGACAAGGCGACTCCGGGGCATCAGCGAGGGCGATGCAGAACATACGGCAGGCGCTAGAAAACGAGATATTTGGCGAGTTCCGCGTTTCGCTGTATGAGGCCCGCAGAGCCATAAACTGCATGGAGTTTGATCTTGCGGACGAGATCATTGCAGAGATTCAGCGCAAGATGTTTAGCGCATGAACGAACCCCTAGACCCACCCGACGAAACCTACGAATGCCCCTTCTGCGCCAAGCAGTGCGGCGGCCCCAACTCCTACCGGCAGCACGTTCTTAGCTGCCATCTGAATGAGTATCTGGATCCTGAGCCAGAGACGGAGGATGTATGAACTTCACCACTACCCTGAACCAGATTCGTGAGTGCGATCCTTGCCATGAAGGATGGCGCAAATTGCTCGGAACGCTCGGCAAGACCAAGGCCGATGATGAGCCGCTTTCACTGTTGACCATCTTCGATAGCAATGGTCTTGACGATGCTTTGTGGTGCGCTCGCGCTATCAAAGGCCATGACAGAGATTTTCGTCTATTCGCTGTATGGGCTGCACGACAAGTTGAGCACTTGATGACTGATGAGCGCAGCAAGAATGCGCTGGACGTAGCTCAGCGTCATGCGAACGACGAAGCAACCGATGGCGAACTGGCCGCAGCCAGGGACGCAGCCTGGGCCGCAGCCAGGGACGCAGCCTGGGCCGCAGCCTGGGCCGCAGCCAGGGACGCAGCCTGGGACGCAGCCTGGGCCGCAGCCTGGGCCGCAGCCAGGGACGCAGCCTGGGACGCAGCCTGGGCCGCAGCCTGGGCCGCAGCCAGGGACGCAGCCAGGGACGCAGCCAGGGACGCAGCCAGGGACGCAGCCAGGGACGCGCAGGAAAAACGCCTTCGCCAAATGATTGCCGACGGCGGATGGATCGGCAGCACAAGGCCGGAGGCAAAATGAACGAGCAAACCCGTGAACAAGTGCGCGACCTGATCGAGGCGCGCTTTCTCGCCGTAGCGAACCAGGGCCTGACCTGCTGCCTTCAGCGCGAAATCGAAACCTCTGTCGACATGGCCGGCCTGTGCGGAGCCATCGACATTGGCGAGCAGCGGAATTTCAAGGAGCGCTTGAATCGGATGATTGAGCGCGATCACCAGCAGTGGCAGGAATCGAATCGGAGGATTGGGTGATGAGTGGAATGCATGATTCGACGGCAGTTGTTCTAGTTCAAGAACACAGTGCCAAGGGCTTCAATCTGCAAAGCTTCCGAACTCGCGTAGATGCTGCCATGCATTTGATTCGCTCTGAACTGTGCCGTGCAGACTTCCCGGAAGATGTGGTTGTCGCTGTGCGAAACGAGATACAGCTGATGATCATCCAGTACGAAATCGAAATGCCCGAGCAGGAACCCAAACCCGAATAACCGGAGACGATCATGAAATCACAGGCCACCCGCTACACCCGAAAGGAACTGGCTTACCTGGCGTACTGGGAGGCCCGTGGTTATCGCTTCAAGCGTGGGCAGAAGCCGCCGCTGAGTACGGATACGCCGCCCGGGTTTGCGGTGAGCAATCCGATTCTGGATGCGCTGTGCGGCCTGTTCATAATCGTCTTCGTCACCGGCCTGTGCTTCACATGGGTCTACTACGCGGCAGGGTTTCAACATGGCTGACCTGACCGTAATCCGCATCATAAAGCCACCGCACTTCAAATTCCGGCAGTTCTGGATCCTCGCCGAGGTCAAGCAGGCCTTCGGCGACAACTTCGAAAAGCTGCTGATGTTCAACACCAAGGCCGAGGCTGAGAAAGTTCAGCCTGGGTATAACTTCAAGGGGTAGGCAATGGCCACCGATCCACGCGGCAACTCTTCTGAAAAGCTGGTACCGCCGTCACCACTTCCACTGGTAAGCCGTAGCGCAATTCGCCGCGTGAAGGATTGGCTACCTCCGCCCACCTGCTGCCCGTACTGCAATGGCCCGGTTGCACTCGTGAACAACAGCGAGATCTACCGAGGCAAGTCCTACGGCGATTGGCCATACGCCTACTGGTGCAAGCCATGCGATGCCATGGTCGGGCTTCACCCATTCACCGACCTGCCGCTTGGCACACTGGCCGACAGGGATCTTCGCGAAGCCAGAAAGGATGCCAAGCAAATCTGGCAGACGATCCAGAGCGCTGAGGGCTGGACCAGAAGCCAGGCTTACGCATGGCTGGCAAAGCAGATGCAAATACCCAAATAGGAATGCCACTTCGGCCACTTTGACGATGAGCGTGCCGGGCAGGCTTGGGATATCTGCAATCGATACATCTTTGATTACAAGGGGTGACCAATGATCGCCGGCCGCACCTCCAGCGCTCCTTTGAACAGCCTGGACATCGTTCTATGCCTGAGCCTGTCTCTGGCCATGAACAAGACCGCAGACGCCGTCAGGCGCACCGCCATGCGCATTCGGAGCAAGGCGCCATATGAGCATCAGCCTAAGCTCGCAAAGATCGCCAGAGCGGCCGACAGCGCCGTTCTGACCGCCGTCTTCGACATGCTCGACAAAACCGTAGCACTGACCAACGACGCACAACCTGAGCCGCCGCGCTGCCACATGAAGCCGATGATCTTTGTCGGCTATCAGTGGAAGTGCCGGCATTGTACGCATACGAAATTGAGGGAATTGGGATGAATGACGTAATCGAACATCAGCCGGTGAGCATGCCAGCTGTCCAGCCTGAAGCGGCGACTGTGCTTTCGATCATCAGCAAGGCCGCCAGCGACCCGAGCGTCGATATCGACAAGATCGAGCGCCTGATGCAGATGCACGAGCGCATGCAGGCTCGCAGCGCCCAAGAACAGTTCAACGCCGCCATGGCCGAAATGCAGTGCGAGATCCCAACCATCGCAGAGCGCGCCAAGGGTCACGGCACCATCCGTTACGCAACTCTTGAAGACATCAGCGACGTGGTGAAGCCGATCATGAAGGCCCACGGGTTCGCCATCAGCTTCAAGGTCGAGCACGCCCAGGCCGGGCTTAGCGTGACTGGCATCCTGATGCACCGCGCCGGCCACCGGGAAGAGACAACCATGCTTCTCCCGCTCGACACCAGCGGCAGCAAGAACGCCGTCCAGGCCGTCGGCTCGACCACCAGCTACGGCAAGCGCTACGTCATGTGCGCCCTGCTGAACATCACCACCCGGGGCGAGGATGACGATGCGTATAGCGCCGCGCCGTCCACTCAGGAGCCGACGATTACCGACATTCAAGTGCGGCAGCTCCAAGCGCTGCTCGGCAAGGTCAGCCCCAAGGCCAAGACCAACTTCGAGAAGGTATGCCCGGACATCTACGCAATCCCGCGTAGCCAGTTTGATGGGCTGCTGAATGGCCTTACCAAGTCGGCGAAGAATCACGCAGCAGAAGGAGGTGAAGCATGAGCGGACCAATCATCCTTGACGTGCCTCAGGGCTCTCCTGAGTGGCATAAGGGCCGCTTGGGAATCCTGACGGCCTCTGTCATGCAATGCCTGCTGGTGGATGGCAAGCACAAATCAGGGCTCGGTGCCGGCGCATTCACGCTGATGCACGAACTCATTGGAGAGCGCTTTACCGGCGAGTCAGCAGACACGTTCGGAGGTAATGCCCATACCGCTCGAGGGCATGAATGGGAAGGCGCGGCGCGCGATGCCCTGGCCAACAGGCTTGACGTACAGATCGACACCTGCGGCCTGATCCTGAACCACGGCTGCGGCTACAGCCCTGACGGAATCATCGGTGACAAGGGCCTGGCCGAGATCAAGACCAAGCTGCCGAAGTTCCAGATCGAAGTCATCCTGGCCGGCGTGCTTCCAAGCGAGCACGTAGCCCAGTGCCAATCTGGCCTATGGATCTCCGAGCGCGAATGGCTGGACTTTGCCTCCTACTGGAAGGGCATGCCGCTGTTCCACATCCGGGTTTACCGCGATGAGGCGATCATCAAGAAGCTGGCCGACCGGGCGCGCATCTTCTACGAGGTCATGGAAGAGCGCACCCAGCAGATCATCGAACTGGCGGCCTGACCATGGAAGCCCGCATAGCCACCGAAGACGGCCGGCAACGACTGATGCGCTACATCGCCACGGTGGCTTTGCCGGTCAAGGTCACCATCAGCGAGCCGGATCGGACGGACGAGCAGAACAAGAAGCTCCACGCCATGCTCAAGGATCTCGCCGAGCAAGTGGACCACGCCGGGCAGAAATGGTCGGCATCGGTCTGGAAGCGCCTCTGTGTAGCCGCGTGGCTACGGGAGGAAGGCAAGAATCCGCACATGATCCCGGCCATCGACGGTCAGGGAATCGATGTCCTCTACACGCAGACCAGCAAACTGAGCAAGAAGCGATGTGCCAGTCTCATTGAATGGATCACGGCGTATGGCGCTGAGTGCGGCGTGAAGTGGACGCAACCTGATAGATGGGGAGGGCAATATGACTGAGGAGGAATGGCGCACGGTTGATTCGCTTCCTAGGTATGAAGTCAGTAGCGAAGGAAGGATAAGAAGCAAAAGAACCGGAAAACCGAGAAAGATCTTCATCTCAAATTTCGGCTATGCCCGACTACCCCTCTACGCATCCAGGCATGAAAAGAAAAACCACTACATACACAGGCTTGTCGCTATGGCGTTCGTGCCAAATCCAAGCGACCTACCATTCGTAAATCACAAGAACGGAATCAGAACAGATAACCGACCAGAGAACCTGGAATGGGTAACGACTTCTGAGAATGTTGCTCATGGGTTTCGCGTGAACGGCAGGAAGTTCGTCCAGAAAGGCAGGAGCAGATATCGGGGCATACCTGTTTCAGGGGTCGACCGAAAAACGGGAGAGATACGGAACTACTCAAGCGACAAAGAGGCATCAGCCGACGGTTTTAGCTGGAGGCTCATAAGGGCATGCGGCGACGGCAAGCTGCTTAGCCACAAAGGATTTACCTGGCAATACAAATTCGAAAACACCAATGGAGATTCAGATGCGTAAAGAACACAAAGCCATCATCCAGGCAGCCAAACGCGACGGTCTGCTACCAAGTGAAGTGGCAAGCAATCTGCTCGGGCACGACCTGCTTGAATCCATGATCGCGCAGCTAAGCAAGCTGGAAGCGTACCGCCGCATGAGCGAGAAGGATCAGGACGGCATCATTGCCGCCATGACCAACGACATTCAGCCGGCCATCAAGAACGCCATGCGCATCCTGAATGCTGCCGGCGTCGAGAACGTGCCGTTCACCCTGAAGAGCATGAAGATAGACAGCAAGCTGACCATCACCGGCACCGTCGATGGCGATGATCCGAATCGCCATATTTTGACGGACAAATGCCATGACAAATCTGAGATCCTTCTGGTTCTCTACCCACGCGACTACTTCGATGCCATGGACCAGATCGAAGGCGAGAAGGATCAGAAGTCGCTGCCCCTGGACGATTCCGAGAAACCGGCATCGACCAAAAAGCCCCGCGCCAAGAAGTCTGATGAGCCCAAGGCCATCGAGGTCCCCAAGAAGTTCCTCGATGACGCCCGTGACTTCGTGACCATCCAGCAAAATTGCACCATCGCCGGACTTCAAAATCAGATGCGCTGCGGCTATGAAAAAGCCGTCGCAACCCTGGACCTGCTGCGCGCTGAAGGCATCGTCACCCGCACTGGCGAAGCACCGAACGATGCATTCGAACTGGTCCGCAACAAGCCTGCTGCTGAGCCAGCGACAAAGGACGCTGACGGCCTGCCAGAGACTTACGGCGACCTGACCTACAGCGAAGTGCAGCAGACCGTCGTATTGCACGCCAAGAGCTTCTACCTGCCATGGCTGAGCGACCGGTTCAAGATCGAAGGCGAGCAGGCTGAGCACCTGGCCCTGCGTCTGCTGGATGACGGCGTGATCGAGGCCGAGCAATCGGTTGAAGTCGAAGGCGACGAAGCGCCGCTGGTTACCTACAAGGTCATCGCTACTCTGGCCGATCTCGACCTTCCGTTCTGATCCATCAAGCCCCGGTTAGCGCCGGGGCAACTCACCGAGAACCACCACCATGAACATGACTGCGATTTACGTAATGGCCGCAGTGCAGCGGGCGCAGAATGAAGGCGCCAGCAGCGTTTCGCTAAACGTGAAAGACATGATCGAGATGTGTCACTTGATCCAATCCGGCATGCACAAGGAGATCGTCGGGGTTCCGATGAAGCATGTTGGCTGGGCCAATCCATTCCAGATCCAGGCCATGCGCCGTGACAGGAAGAAAGACTTCCCTCTCAAGCGCAAGAAGTCCGCAGAGCACTGCGTGCAGGTCTTCTTCTCTGGCGACATCAGGGAGCACATGCAGGAATCCATTCGCCTCGTCGCGGTTCGCGAAGAGGAACACCGTCAAGAAAGAGAACGTCGGGAGAAAGCCAATGTGCAAAGTACTGTTTCGTAGCGGGTACATGTGGGCGATGGACGTTACCCGGGATCTGGTGGCGCTTACGGTCAAGGATGGCGGTTATGACGAACTGATCCGCATCACCGAGCGCGGCAAGCAGGACAAGCCTCAGGGATACGCTGACGGCGTTCAGGCCTGGATCAACAAGCTGATGGATGCGCGGGATGTGGCCGCGCTCAGGGGAAAGTCATGATCAAGCAACGCGTCTACTCCTTCCGCGACCTAATGCAGCGGCTGAACCACCCTGACTGGGCCGTCGCCGCCATTGGCAAAGACTTCTTTTTTGTTCCGCGTAGCTACCTTCCGGGGAGGAAGATTTGAATGGACGTACGACGGTTTGATTTTTTTGATCTTGGACTTGGCAGTGAAAACTACGTGAAATGTTCTGACTTCGACCGAATCCTAGCAGAGCGCGACGCCCTCCAGCAGCTGCTGAATGCGCGGGATGAGGAGGTTGGCAGGCTTCGAGATCTAGCTCGGAAAGCACGCGCCGAGCTCCTGACAATCAAGGCGGCTGTTGGCTTCCGGGCCGAAACTCTTCAGGTAATTGGTGCGCTTGATATGGCGCTGGAGAACCAAGCATGAGCAAGAACGATATGGTGATGGGCGAACCGGTGGCGCTGCCTGAGAGAAGGTCTTACGAGGAATCGTTCTCGGTGCACGGACAAGGGCATATTCAGGGCTGGAACGCCTGCCTCGACGAAATCGCCAAGCTGGGGCCGCTGTATAGCCGGCCGGTGCAGGGTGAGCCGGTGGCGTGGGGCGCTTGGCGAAAGTCCTTGAACCGCTTCCACTATATCCATGATGACGGTTCGTACATGGCTAAGACATATGGGGAAGGCTCGGAAAGCGCGCAAGATTTCGACCTGATTCCGCTCTACACCAACGCAGATCCTGGCGAGGTTGAGCGGCTGCGCGCTGAGAACAAAGACTACCGGGAGGGCGCAGAGCGCTATGAGGATCTATGCGAGGCTCAACGCAACGAGATAAAGGATCTTCGCGCCCTGCTCGCAAGATCTGCAAAGCTTGCGCGTGGCATGGTTGTACATCCATGGGCCGATAAGTTCGCAAGTCTTGCAGCTGATATCGAGCGGATCGGAGTATCCGTCAGCGCAGAGCCGAGCGCGCCGGTTGATGAAATGTACATTTGTGCTGCCTGCATGATGGGTGACGGACGGCCTCACTCACCAGAGCACTGCCATCGCGTCAAGATCCTAAGAGCTGAAATTGATGAACTGACCGATGGTGCCCGCGCCGCCCTGGAGCGCAAGCCATGAAAATAGACGGAACCAAGTTCAGCAACGTCGGCTGGCTCACCAGTCTCCGGTTCTTCCTGATCGAGTTGTTGGCCGGAAAATCGGTGGTGATCCTCAATGCTCACATCTCCTTCATGGAGCGAGATCAAGAGGTTGCAGGAAAATTCCATGATGTCGGGAATGCTTTGGTGAGCAATGTCTGCTTCCCGGCCAATGATGAGCTGATGCTGCACGTTACAAGGAGCAAGCCATGACCATTCCTGAAATCGCGCCGTGCCCGTTCTGTGGCCAGTCCGCTGAGATTGTTGATGGCCGGCTGGTGTTTTTCGTTCGCTGCACAGGCTGCATGCCTGCTCGTTGCGTAATCTATGGCGACAACTACCAGCATCTGGATCACGTAGAGAACTCAGAAGAGGCGATCTCGGCTGTCGACTGGGATCAGGTTAGGCAAAGCGCAATCGATCGCTGGAACCGGCGCGCCGGCCACTCAATCGCCGGCTACGAAGGCACCTCCGGCCTCTACTACAGCAAGCTCGCCGCCGTGGCCAATGGAGAGCAGGCGGTTGAGCCTGTTTATCGGGTGAAGAAATGAAACAAATCGCCATGCTTCTCCTGCCGCTGTCATTGGCTGGCTGCGAAGTCTGCCTCGACGCATCCGGCCAGAACTGCAAGCAGGCGCGTGAACAGTGTGCGGCGGCATTTCTTGAGGCTCCGCACGAACAACAACCAGAACCAATGCTGGCTAAGCAGGGGTTTGGCGGAGAGAGGTGGGTATTGTGATCAAATTCATTAAGCAATTCTTCTCTGGCAGAAAATCAAAGAAGGCGCCCCAAAAGCCAGAGTTAAAGCGGTCACCAGGATCTGGTTATGCGCCAACTCGAACGGATGATTCTCTCGATCCGATAAACCCGATGAGCATCATGAACCCAATGCACCCGATGAACATCTATTCGATTTCAAGCGCACAAGCCGATGATTACTGCTCAAGGCCAGATATCAGTTCGGCTGACAGCAGTAGCTACTCATCAAGCGATAGCGGTAGCTCTACCAGTTCCTATAGCGATAGTTCCAGCAGTTCCAGCAGTTACGACAGCGGATCAAGCAGTTCCAGTAGTTGTGACTAGCCCCTAAACGAGAAAGGCCCGCGCAATGCGGGCCCCGTTGTAGCTCTCGAAATTTCCCTAAAGCAATACTTCCTGCTGCGTGGCGTTGATCGTTGCGCTGGCAGTTCCTGTGATTGATCCTGAACGTATGCGAACGAACTTCCCGGCTGGTATGTACCGGCAGAACGACCAGTTGTTGCCCTGGACTTGGTTCAGCACGACAGCCAGCGTGATGTTGTTGCTGTAGGTCTGCGTGGCCTTTGTCGTCCAATCACCAGGCGTGGTGCTATTGGTGTCCGCCGTCTCAAGGAACACACTGGCAGAGGATGGCCCGCCGATGGTCGATGTGGTACTGAATGATCCTTCGTAACAGACATGGGCTACACGAGTGGCGCTGATCTGAAAGCCTGTCGCTGAGGTCGTGGTGACTAGGGCTCGTCCTGGGCTGTCGTTGAGCGACGGCGCTACAGGCGTAGCGTAATTCGGAACATTCAGCACGCCAGTGGTGCTGTTATAGGTGGCGGCGCCAGACGTGCCCGTGGTCGTCAACGAGATTGAAGATCTGGCCCCGGCCTGGTTGATGTATGCCGATGGGTTGGTGGCGTTGTATGGCGTGAATCCAAGCGCGGCAGTAACCTGCCCCGAGGTGATTCCGGTTAAGAATCCAGACGGGTTCCCAGTCAGCGGGTAGGCATCCGTGATCCCATAACCGGCCAGCGTCGTCGGCGTACTGGTGATCGTGCTCCACGCCTGCGTGTGCGCAGATGGCGGGAACGTCGAAGGGATCCCCGTAAGCGAGGCATAGGTGCCTGCCGTGGCCACCGGTGCGAAGGCGGGCTTCCCAGTGATTTCTGTCCACGCCTGAGGCAGAGCGACCAGAGAGCCGCTGCTGATCTGCAGGCCGGTTCCGATGGTCCAGTGCACTGGCAACACGGTCGATCCGTTGAAGCCCATAAGGCCGTCCTGCGTTCCTGGCGGCTTGGCCACCGTGCGCGGGATGCTGCTGGTATCGGTGGCGTTGCGCTGGTTCGTAACGATGTCGCTAGGCCCTGCGAAGGCCAGCGCCGGCAGTAGTGCCATGGCGAGAAGGAAACGCTTCATGCGGTGATCCTCGAAAGAATGGCGGGCTTGTTCCGGTAGAACACGCAGTTGTCGCCGGGGTTGAACATGTAGTCGGCGCCGTTGACGGTGATGCTCGACTGGAAGTGGGCCAGGGCGATCTGACCATCAGAGTTGACGAACACCCTCTGCCCGACCCTGCCGTCAGAGTTTCCCGGCAGATTGATAGTCACGGCGTTTAGCTGGGCGCCACCAGTCTCAAGGTTGAGCGTTACATCGTTGTTGGTGTTCGGGATCGTAACCGTCTGACCTTCTGCCACGGCTTGGTTCATGACAGTCATTGGCGATCCGCTGGCCATGGCCTGTTCGATCATCGCTTGGACTTCTGAACCGGTCATGCCGATAGATGGACCAATCATGATGCCCACTCCTGCACGCACATGCGGCCCTTTGGCGTGAATCCGACTTCCCAGTACAGCACCCATACCCCTGGAGGGTTTGCGCTCAGGGTGCGCGCTGGAAGGCCTCCAAGCACCAACTCGTATCCATGGCGGTCGTCCTCTCCATCAGAGGTCGGTGGAGCAGCACCCTCCCACACCGCGCACCGGCCACCGTTCTTGTTCTGCATCAAAAGCGGAGTGCCAACGGTGAACCCGGTCAGCGCGTACACGTTCTGCCATACCCCTACGGTCGGCTTGATGTCTTTGATCATTCATCCTTCTCCAAAAGAAAAGGGGCCGTAGCCCCTAGTTCAGCGCTTCCCGCACTTGAGGTCCCACATGTCGTTATGTGCTGCGATCTCTTCCTTCGTCTGCCTGGTCATCACCTTGCGCTCTGCGGCGGTTGTGGTGATCGGCTTTACCCAGGTGCAGCTTGTATCAATCACTACGGGAGTGACGCTGCAACCTGCGCTCAAGCTCATCGTCAGAATCAGCAGCCACCTCAACTTCGACATGGGTACGCTCCGTTGCGGCCTGCGCCGCCTTCTCGTTTTGCACAGAGGCCTGTTCAGTCTTGGCTTGCTGTGCGCCCTCCCTCTTGCCGCTGGACTTCCCTATGGCGTTTCCGCCGAAGAAGCCCAGGGCTGCCGCTACAAGCGCGACAATCCCCAGGATCCACTCAATCATTGTTCAGTCCTCGATCAGGTTAGCCGCGATCCGATTCGCCCATCCCTTGGCGAATGAAGGCCAGTTCTTCAGACCTGTCATGAATTTCAACCGGTATCCGCTGAAGCGCTTGTCGAGCCTCTGCGGGTCCATGGCGCGCACTGCGGCCAAGGTCTTCGGCCCGATAACGCCATCATCCGTGACGCCGGCTGCGCGCTGGAGGATCTTCACGGCCTGCACAACACCGGAATTCACCGCCGTGTCGAACAAATCAAACCGGATGGCATCAGGCATTTCCTCTGCTCGCACGCGCCTCCAGTACAGAGCCTGGTAAATCTCCTTGGCTGTGTCGCGTGGGAGGCTGCGCATATCCCCGGTATAGCCCCATGATCTTGCGACCGTTTCAGTAACGCCCCACATGGTTGCTCCGCCCGGGTCGTCAGGGTGATTGGAATAACCGCCTTCATGGCCTATCAGGCGGTCAAAAGCTTCGTTGAAATCCATTGCTCATACCCCCATTCCATCTACCCGAGAAGATCAACCATGCAGGTCAGGAACGATGCTGTTCCGCCGGCGTCTGCCCTTCCTGCCACCTCCACCTGCAGTGTTGCGACGGTAAGGTCAGTCGTGGTGGTGATGATCTGCCCGACTGCCGCGCCGAGGTTCTGGACTGCATCGGTGCAGGAAAACTCAACCGAGAATGCAGTCCGTGCGATATTCGGCCTCACGACAAGGCGGATTTCTCCGTACTTGCCTGCTGTGATTCGGTAGGTGCCGAGCGTGATGACACCGGAGCCGTTTACGCGAAGCTGCGGCGTTATCAGCGCGTCTGCCACCTGTGCGCGGCCAATGAGGCGGATGCGAAGCGACTGGTCGTTGTTCGCCAGATAGCCTTCGCGGATCTCGGCGATCTGGTTTAGCAAGACGACATCCGTCGTGCTAGTGGTTGATCCTCCCGTGTACCGAGTGCTTATTTCGGCTGGCCTATTCGCACGATATGTCTGCAAATCATCACCACCGCCACCTCGGCAAAGGAATCTGCGCGTGTTTGCGTCTACCCCTGTGCCGTAGACATCAGGAATATCAGGGTTATCCGCAACAAATCCGCCGCGCGCGTTCCAGCAAATGTTGTTCGCATAGAATTTGTTTCCGCGAGTATCTACGGATGCGTTTGATTTGTAGGCAAAGATTGCGGCTCCGTATAGGACAGCAGCAGGATGTTTACCGTTGTTTCGCCATTCTGTGTAATCGGAAACGGTGGATGCGTCATGCTTCTCATAAAGTCCATACTCTAGAGCGTCCTCAACGACTGCATACGTCGTGGTTGTCGCTGTCATCGAGCAGCGACCGGCAGTGTTGTCGATTCCGTATCTCGATCCTTTATGGCGGCCGCCTGTGATAATCAGAGTTCCACTTGGAAGCGCGGCAAGGTTTGATAGGCCGTTTCCCTGGCTGGCGCAGTTAACAAGGAATAGGGTGGAGTATGCGCCTACAGCAATACCCCGGCGGACTTGCCGAACGTTCGTAAGGCTATTGTCGTAGAAGTTTGCAACGCACAGGTTATTAACCGTCATGCGGTTACCAATCCCTGTGTGGAATCCTGTCAATGCGGTGTTTCCTATGCCGCTCAAGATTGCAGGGTATGTACCAGGTTCAGCGCGAAGCCCAGCTGGTGCAGGGAAGTTCCAAGCTAGGTAATTGTCGTGCGAGCTTGCAAGATAGTTCGGGAACTGGACATCTTCGAAGTAGGTTCCGGCGGAGCCCTCGACAGTCCAGCGAGATTTAAGAGGCGCATAGTTCTTCAGGGCGGCCAAGGTCCCATTGAACCCGTTCAGCGGCCTGGATGGAGATAGGCCGTCGCCAGTGCCCCCCGGGGCCATGTAAATGACGTTCTGCTGCGCGTATTTCGGATCGACGTAGAATGTCAACCCATCAGCCTTTATGGCTCCGGGTCCAACGTGGCGAACGGTGTGCAGGGTGGGAAGTGGGCTAGTAGATACGCGCGGAACCGGATCAGGCCAGAACAGATCGGCGCCCTTGGTGGTGCAAGCCAAAAGCGCGTTTTCAAGGTCGACCTGGTTGCTGGTCACGCCATCGACGACCGTGGTCTTGTAATCGTCCAGAAAAATTGCCTGGCGCAGCCGGTTCTGCACTGTTAGCGGAGTTGGGTTTGGTCCGTTCGGCACGTACAGCACGTTTGCCGCATTGTTTGCAGAGCCGCTCCCGATCTCCAGAAGGGCTGCAATTGCCTGCTGAACGTAGGCCATCGTGGCTGCGTCCTGGGAGCCTATCGGGTCATGCAGGTTTGCAATTCTGTAGCCGAGAGCGTCGAAGTAATCCTTCCCAATGGGGCGAAGCAATGCCCTGCCGATCACGCTGGCGTTCTGCTGAATAAGCATCACCAGCCGGTCAAAAACGTTCTCGTGGATCTCAGGGAAAAACCGAGCCTGGTTGATGATGTCGGTTTGCTGAACTGCATCCATGACCCGCTCAACAATCAGCGTTACCCCGGGCGGAGGCGCAACAAGCATCGTCAACGTGCTGTTTGCGTTCCCGTCCACCTCCGGATCGCCGGCGCCGGAAAGCGTGTAATTGGTACCGATGGACTGCGGCGTGACAACGCCCGACGCAACATTTAAAAGGGAAACCTCAACATCACTGTTGCTGAAGAACCTGAACGGAAGTGGGAATACGGTAGTGACGCCGTTCCCCGGGAAAGAAGCTGTGCTGGCCGAGCTGGATACAGTCATGTTACCCCCTGTGGTATGTCTGCTTTCGAGGCAGCATGCGCGCTGCATTGCCCCTGGATTGGATTACGGGAATCATGACCATGATCACGAATGCCGTTGATAGCGCAGATCCGCCAAGATCCGTAGCGCGGCCCTGCCCTATTGTGATCAGCGAGTAGAGGGCCCACGCAAACGAGCCGCCCGCGAGTCCGATTGCCATCAAGCTAACGCCGAATTTGAACCTTGCATGTGGGTCATGAAATCGCCCAAGCAAAAGGGCGATCACCAAAAGCGCAATGCTCCGGATGACCACCAGCCAGACACCAAGATCAATCTCCATCCTTCTCACCTCGCTTAGCGCGTAACGGGAAAATGATGTCGAGGATGGTTTCCGCCCACGGGGGGAATTGGTCTTTCTTTTGGACCACCAGCGCGAACGCCAGGAAGATGAAAACAACAAGCGCCGACACAACGGCGGCCCATACCATGCTCTGCGGGCTATATGGTGGCCCGTCAGGGTATTTGTAGATCCCCGTGGCGTAACCCATCCCCCACGAAAACACCGCCAGCAGGGCGCGCCTTAGGCCCTTGCTGGACGATGGGTATGCCAGGTAGAAGAAGCACCCGAACGCAGCACCTGAGGCTGCGTATGGATTCATTGCTACCAGCCCGGCAAATAGTGCGGCAGCTAACCAGCCCCCAAATTGTTCCGTCATTCCGTTCCCCTCCCAGGATATTGATCAAATTTTAACCATGATTGCGTGATGGCACTATTGATCATTTTTTAGGCGGTCCGAAGATGACGCCGCGCGTCCAGTCAGTTACCCCTTCTGGCTCGATGTCACCCTCAGCAACACCGATCAGGTACTTGACCGTGCGCTTGGGTTGAGCCACTGGCAGGCCGAACGAGTAGCCAATGGTGTCGATGGCAAGGCCTGCTGCCCGTGCTGTATCAACATCCTTTCCTTCTGCGGCGGATTTGCCGGCTGCGCCTGCCTTGCTCAGCGTGTTGAACACCTCACCGATTGGGGTTGCCCCCTTGTAGGCCCACCCGCTTTCCAGGCTGGAGGCCAGATCCCGAACAAGCGGAATGCCGAGCAACGGATAGGTAGCGATCTTGAGTGAAGCCCAGGCGCGCCAGTCTTCGTCTTCTCCTGGGCCTTGACCGCTCACCAGAGGGCCAATCACGGCTGGGATGGCGATCAGGAACATGGTGCGCTCGAAGACATTCAAGTAATCGGCTGCACCTTTCGCGCTGGAGAATGCGCGCTTGATGTCAACCGTGCGGTTGTACAGAAGGTTGAAGTAGCTGTATACGATGGTCAGGGCGCGCATGAGGCCGTCCTTGCGCTGGACTGCCGCCAAGTCTTTCGGCCCTGCTGCCATCTGCGACAGGCGAACTGCACGGTCGCCGGCCGCAATCGCTTGTTCGCCATCAAGGCCTGAGTCGAGGCCGTGCCGGTACCCGGCAATCCAAGTCGGGTAGTCGACCATCGCCTGGATCACGCCGATGTGCTTGAACGCCAGGCGTTGCACGAACGACAGCCAATCGCTCTTGCCGCTGATTTTCTTGAGCACGCCGCGCATGTCTCGATCAAGGTTGTCCACGCGGAAGCGCATCTCGCTGGACATCTGGTTGACCATTTCAATCGATTCGAACGGGTGCCGAATGAACTCCTGCATGCCCTGGAAGATGTAGCGCTTCCCGCCGACCTTGCTGAAGTACTCGAAGGACTGCGAGTAACCGAGGATCTGCTGAAGACCGGTCGTGGCACTGAAGCCCATGAAGCCAACAGCCAGGTTGGCGCGCAGGCGCTCGGCGCCTCGGGTCCATGCGTCTATGCCCTTCTGGCTATCCAACACCATGTCGTTCGCAACGCCTTGCAGCCATGGGTTGAACTGGTTCGCCACTGCCGGGCCAAGGGTGTCGATCAGCATCTGTTTGATCTGCTTGTCACCGATGATCTTCGCGGCATCCCTGATGGCCTTGCGGTGCGTCAGGTCGTGGATGACCTGGCCAAGGTGAGAGGCGATGATCTCAACGTCCAACTGGATCGGAGCGGCGAAAGAATCGACTCGGGCCTTGGTGTGGCCCTTCGGAGTGGTTGCCCGGGCATAGCCCTGTTCGAACAGGCCACCCTCGTTGCCCAGTTCATTCTGCACGCCGGCGTAAGCGCTGCTGCTGGTGTCGTACACCAAGGGCCAGTAGCCTCCACGGAAGGTGCCGTGCTGCGTTACGACAGGAGTTGCCTCAACCTTCTCAGGTGGAACGCCGTGCAGGTCCTTTTCCAGCTGCACGATCGATGGCCACAGTTCCTCGACTAAGTCCCACATGGACTGCACGAATTCCCAGTCACGCTTGGTCAGATTTCCGGTGATCTCGTTCAGCTGCTGCTCGGTCCAGGCCTTCCCGTTGTGCCCGCCGTCGAGCAGCTTCTTGCGGTTGCTGGCGTTGCCGGTGTTCAGCGCAGCCGAAAGGATGGCGTTCATGGTCAGCGGCTGGCCAAGGCTCTGGATATGGATCTTCTGCTGCATGACCTTGGCGCCGCGCTCTTTGGTGTAGGCGTCGACGATCTCGGTCATCTTGATGGCGATGTCTCGGTTGAGCTGGTCCTTGGCGCCTTGGGCCTCAACGAAAGGCTGGAAGAATGCGGTAGACCACGGGCCGTCTACTTGTCCGCCATCAAGCCATTCAACAACCTGTTCCATCTTGATCAGGGCGGCGCTCAGTTCTCCGGCCTGATCACCAATGCGCTCGAGCAGCGTTCTGGTGTTCTTGTCGACTGGTGGCGGCGTGCGCTTCTCGAGGTTCGCGTAGCCGGCGCGGATCAAGTTGTTCTTGGCCTCTTCGAAGTCCTTCAGACGCTTGTTCGCCAGGAGCTTGTTCTTAGTGCTGGCCAGGTGGTTGACGTTGGCGACGAACTCGTCAAGCTCTTGCAGCTGGTCCAGGCTCAGGTCTTTGTAGTTGACGCGCTGGCTGGTATTCAGCACGAACTCAGGGACGATTGGCTCATTGCCCATGGCCAGCTGGTCGGCGTACCACGCGGCGAATGACTTGCGCTTGTCGACCTCGCGAAGGCTCACCTTACGGAATTCGTACTGCTCCATGACGGCATCGATCTGGTCCAGGTAGTCATGGCCAGCCTTTCCCAAGCGCTCGCGGGTACTGGCCTTGTTGTACTTGAGCATGCGGGCGGTGATGTCCTCTACCTGCTCGCGGGCCTTGCGTGCTTCCCGGTACATGTAGAAGTTCAGCAGCTGGCGCTGTTTGGCCTCGTAGGCGGCTTCAAGGTCGCCATTCACGAACGCCTCATACGACTGGCGACCGGCCTTTGCCTCTGCCCGCTGGAACTCTGCAGGCTGAATGTCGCGCACCTTCCGCTGAAGCATGACCCGGCGCGAGGCTTCCTTGAGGATCTGCTGAGTGGTGATGTTCTTGCGGTTGCCGACCTGGGCCAGGCGGCGAAGCTCCTTCTGTAGGACCTCAGCGCGGCGCTCGTTGTGAGTGGCATCGATGGCGCGTTCTGCCGCTTCACCGGTGGATTTCGGACCATGGCGCTCAAGCATGCGCTGGTCTGTCTCACGCTTGATGACCTGGCTGCGTGGTTCTGCGCCCAGTAAGGCCTTGACCAGCTGATCGCCAGAGTCATAACCAAGCATTGGTCCGACAACATCCAGGGGCTGGCCATCACGGGCATGGGTGAACGCCAGTTTGCGGGTAGCCTTGGCGCCGTAGCGCTCTGCCAGTTCGCCGCTGTTCAGCTTGATGGTCAGATCGGTACCGTCCGGCATCTGGCCTTTACGCAGGGCTTTCAGGGCTGCGTACTCGGGCAGCGTATCGATCTCTTCTGTTACCTCGTCGCGCACCCGGGAAGACTCTTCGCGCCACCACTTCGAACGCCGGCGCTCTTCCTCTCGGACAATCTCTTCCTCTATGGAATCTCGGGCATCGGCGTGGGCCAGATCGATGCTGTTCTGATAGGCCACGAATTCCTGTTCGGTCATTCCGGCAGCGGCAGCGTCAGCGAACAGCGGCAGCGCATTCGTCACTTGCTCGGCGGCGGTGATCTGTTCGTCGGTAGCAACAAGGCGGTCGAACACACGCCGCACATCGTCAGTCAACGTGACGTTGAGCCGTCGCAGGTCCTTGTAGATCTGGATCAGCCAGCGCTTGAAGCGGGCGAACGCTCCGGCCAGTTCAGGGCTTGGGGCTTTACCCTCGGCAAGATAGCTTTCGAAGCCACGGGCAAACTGCTCATGTTGCTCAGTGGTGATCGGATCGCCTTCTTCTGCGCCAAGCCAGGCGCGAATGGTGGAAACGTCATCCTTGATCTGCTCAGGCGCGTTCTCATTGGTCGAAATTTGATCAATGACTTCGAGGTAGTAGTGTCCGAGTTCGTGCAGGACCGTGGACAGGTCGCGCTTGTCGCCCAAGGAGATCTGGAATCGACGGTCACCTTCGCCACGTGGCGTGAAGGTGATGAAGCCCCGGGCATCGCCGTTGTCGTTCTGGTTCAGCAGGCGCTGGCCGGCAACGGCCGCCGAGTTCATTTCAGTGCCATTCCAGCGGACGATTGCTTGGTCAGATGGCGTATCAGCGGTTTGCTCAGGGCTGGCGGCTTGGCGCTCTTCTGCGGTCATGGTGCGACGGCGCTCGGTGTTACGGGCCTCCACCTCACCTGCCAGGCGACGATACGTCGTTTCAGGGTTGCCGATATCGCGCATGACCTGCTCGGCGTCGGCGGCGCGCTGCTCGATCTGTGGAAGGTCAGTGGCCAAGGCATCCTGCATCTGTTGCTCGGTTGGCGTGCGCTCGAAGGTATCGATGAATGCCTGTCGGCCTGCTTCCTCGCCAAGGCTATCGATCTCCCGGCGAAGATCCGCGACCTGGCGCCAGTAGTCACGATCAGCCATTGCCTGATCCTTGTCGGCGCGCATGGCATCCTCTGAGCCGCCAGTAGCGAAGCCTTCGCGCACCTGAATGGCGTGCTGCACCTCATGCATCACAACGTCAATGGCGGGCGAATCAGAGCTGTACAGGGTTGGGTCGCCGATCTCGATGTACGAGCCGACGAAGCCTCGACCTGGCTGAGAAACGAACATCCCGCCAGATCGGCGGGCGGGGTTGACTCGGATCTGGACCTGCGCCAGCTCAGGGTACGCGGCGAACAGGGCAGGGTGATTTAGCGCCTCGCCAAGCGTTACGCCATCGACCTCGGCGTCATCAAGCCAGTCGTTGATCGGAGCGAATTGAGCCTGGCTGTCGTCAATCTCGAATCGCCATTTGCCGTCGGCGCCTTGTGACCATCCTGTTTCCCGGCGCACCTGCTCGGCATTGTCGCCGTCTGCAATTCTCTGCTCGGCATCTGCAAGCGATGGCATGTCAGCAGACCAAGCGGTCTGGCCGGCGAACTGGTCCAGGCGGCGACCTTGCTGCGGACCTGCCTGATCGGCGGTGAAGGTCAGCGGGAATTGCTGGCGGATCTGTTCAAGGGCCTGACCGGTGCGCTCGGCAAGATTGCTCAGCACAGACAGGTGCACGCTGGCGTATTGCTCGGCATCGGCGCGGCGGTAGCCGGATGCAACAAGGTCATCGACAACTTCGCGGTAGGCATTGGTCTCCGGTGAGTTCTGCTGAACGATCTTGCCGAGGTCATCAAGCTGTGCTTCTTGGTCCGCAGTCCAGGCCTCGACATCTGCAGGACTCATGCCGTCAGCTTGGGTCCGTATGCTTTGGCTGAGGTCTTGGTGATAGTCAGCGAAGACGCGCAGATAGTCTGCAGTCTTGATTGCAACGCTGCCGCCCCGGGCAGAGGCATCAGCAAACTGTTCGGTCATGCCCGGGATCGACAGCATCAACTCAGGGAGATTAGCTTTGCCATCCTGATTCAGGCGCGTCAGGGCTTCAGCTGGAATCCACAGGGTTTCCATCGGAGTGTCGGCCAGCTGGGCCTTTGCGATATCCCCGAATGTGTCCGCCTCACGCCCGCGGGTTTTGCTGCTCAACGAGGCATCAACCATTTCGTCCAGGGACAGTTGACCTTCGCGCGTCTCGCGTGCACGGCGCAGGCCGTCGCCAATACCTTCGATCAGGCGACGATTGCTGAAGGCCAGGACATCGAGTGACGACATGCCGGCGCCGGCCACGGCCTCAAGGAGAACTTCGCCAGCGTCGACCTTTCCCTCAGCCGCGAACTGGCCGGCTGCCTCGCTCGCGCCTTCGCCAATACCTTGGACTGGGAATTGAACTGCCAGGTTGGCCAGTTCGCGCTGGGTTCTGGTGAGTTGGCGTCCAGCAATGCGAGAAGGCACCAGCAGGTTACTGGCAAGGCCCATGCTCACGAGGTCCACAGCCGTCGTTCCTGCGGCTTTGAGGCTTGCCCGTCGCTCTGCATCGGCCATGAGCTTATCGTCTTGCAGAGCGCGCAATACGGCCTTTGGATCGTTCGGATTTACCTTGGCCTCGCGCAGGACATCCAACAGCTTTGACTGGTACTCACCAGAGAACCCGATACCAGCGGCGGCGACTGGTCCAGCGATGGCGCCCGCGGCCAGCATTTCAGCGCTTGTTGCCGCAGCACCTACGGATGTGCGGAAGGCATAACCAGGGTTCTCGGCCAAGGCCTCAGCAGTTGCTGACAGGCTGCCACGGCCCAGCGATTCGAGTTCAGCCGCTCGGCGTGCGCCTGGATCAACTGGCATATCAGAAAGCGTCTGCTCGTCCTGTGCCGCTCGCTGCAGTTGTTCAGTCTGCCGGCCAACAAGGCGTTCGCGCATCTGCTGGCGCTGCTCAGGCGTGGCTTGCAGGTAGTCGAAGCCGAAGCCGGTGGGATTGTCGCCGCCAGGGAATGGCTGCTCGCCGGCCTCTGCCGCCCGGGCAACCTCAAGGTCGACCCGATCGAACTGGGCCTGGATGTCATTCAGCCGAGCAGCATCGGCCACGCGGCCAGCCTGCCGCTGCGCGACCCACTGCTGGCGAACTGCGCCGAACAGCTTTTCTCCGGTGCTCTGCTGGTTGAACCGGGTGTCGCTTGCGGCGCCCTCGATGCGCACCAGCTGGTCAAGGTCGTCTTGCGATACGGCTGCCAGGTTGCCGTCACGCAGAGCGTTGGCCGTCTTCCGGTAGTTCGTGTAGATGCCGGCATACTGGTTGCCGCGCAGCAGCTGGTTCATACGGTCGGCGTTGTCGTGCAACACCTTGGCCGGCACGCCGCTGTACCGTGACACAGCCGTCGCCTTGGCATAAGCATCAGGGCTGATATTCGAAACCGTCTCCATGCTGTGCACGAAGTCCTGGCTCTGCGACTGCGCGAAGTCTCGAGCAGCATCAGCCAGCTGCGTGGTCTTGGACGGAGGCGTTTCAGGCTGCGGAATCGCGCTTGAATCAACCGGTTTCAGCAACTCAGGAACTTGGATCATTGGACGCTTACCCCCAGGCCAGAAATTCGTTCCAGATATGCTGCCACAATGTTCTCTTCGCTCGGCGATTGGCCTGCAGCGCGCAGGGCTTGCACGATGCGCAGGCGCTCTTGAGCAGGAATGTCAGAGGTCTTGATATCGCCGCGATCGATATAGGCCTTATCCAGCTTCTCTGGCGTCACCTCCCACAGCTTCATGGAGTCTTCTGAGAAGATCCCGGTGCCACCAATGCGCACTTCAAGAAGAAGCTCTTGGGCAATTTTCTGCGCCTCGGATGCCGTAGGCTGCTTGCCTGTCGCCTGGAATATGGCGTCCTTTCGAGCTTGGTAGGCGGCGCGGAACTGCTCTTGACGCTCAAGGTTTTTTGGCTCTTTCGCGTCTTTGTTGTTGCCAACCTTGATGCCGGCCATTGCCATGACGCCCTGAAGCTGTCGCTCTTCAGCTTTCACCGAGCCCTGGCCAGACAGATCACCTTGCTTGACCTTCTGGTACATCGTCGTCACGCGCTTGAAGTCGGCATTGTTCAGGTACGGGCGCACATCACGCTCAAGGCTCAATTCCTCAAGCTGCGCCGGTGGCATGTCGATGAACTCTTGCAGTTTGGCGTAATCGGTCTTCGGCTCAGTTCCCTTGCGGCGGTGCTCGTCCATCTTCTGGAGCTTGACCTGATCGTCTGCCGTCAGCTGGTCCAGCATGTTTGGCGGTACCGCGTTATAGCCGCGCTGCAGAACGACTTGAGCCGCTTGGTCGTAGGCGGCTTTCTGTTCCAGCTGCTGGGCCTTGTACAGATCGTCTACGCGATCTTGGGCATACTTCCGGGTCTTGGGATCGTTGATCTTGTTGATCTGCTGGGTGGCCGCTGCGTAGCGAGCCGATGCAGGCTCACCGCCGACAAGCTGACCAACGATCTTGCTGGTGTAATCGCGGGTCTCTTGGTACGGAATCTTATCGATGAAGTCCTGATTGCTGATCTCTCCGGTGCGCGGATCGCCGTACTCCTTCACCCACTTATCAACAGCTCCAGGCCCGGCGTTGTATGCGGCCACGGCCAGCGTCTCGTTGCCACCGTACTTGCCCAGCATCTTATTCAGGTACTGAGTGCCCAGCGCCATGTTGTACTGAGGGTCTGCAGTCAGGCGCTCTTCGCTGTACGGGATGTTGAGTTCTGCGGCCATTTCCTTGGCGGTGTCCGGCATCAGTTGCATCAGGCCTTTGGCGCCCTTTGGCGATACGGCAGTAGGGTCACCTGAGCTTTCGGCCTGGATGATCAGGTTAGGCAGCGCTTGAGAGCCGATGCTGCCGCTCGCCCACACGCTGGCGCCGATCTGCGAGCCAAGCTGCTGACGAACGCTGGTAGAGAGCATCTTGCTGATCTTGTACTGGTCATCAGGGGTCATGTAGCCGGACGAGGCCGCGAAGTACTGCTGCGCTTTCAGTGGATCATCTACGGCCATGCGGCTGATCACATCGCTGGCCATGCTGCTGTTGAACTTCTGGATGTTCTGTTCGACCGCCTCAGGCGGCAAGCCTTTGCGCTGCCCGTTGGCGGCGATGATGCGCGCGCCCTTGTTCTGGTAGTACGCAACTTGCTGCGGATCATTGAAGTAGGCTGTAGCGCCTTGTGTGGCAGCTTGCAGTGATGCCGCGTCGGTCTGGTCATAGAACGATTGGCGCTCGCCGTATTCATAGCGGTTCAGCTCTGCACTCAGGCTCTGGCGCTGGCCGGCAGTGATCTGCTTCCACCTGGCTTTCTGGCGGTCATTGGTCAGCGAGTTGCCAATAGCGTCGGCCTGCTGGTCGTACAGGCTGATCGTCTGGTTCGTGATGTCCAGGGCGTTCTGACCCTTGCGGGTGTACACGCCGTCCTGCTCGTTGAACATCGTGTTGAGCTTCCAGTTGCTCAGCTGCGTCTCGGCGTTAATCAGTGCTGCGGTGTCGGCGTCCTCTTGGGACTTCTGGAAAATCTGATCTGCAGCGCGCAGGCCTGATTGGGCAAGCTGGGCGCCAGTTGGATCTACTGGCTCGGCCTGCACCTGAGGAGTGCCAATGCCACGGCTTCGAACCTGAGGACCGCCAAGAGTTGGGACTTGAACAGCCATGTGACCTCCTTAGGTGTAAGCCTGGTTGTTGTTGAGCCGACTGGCACCAGATAGCGCCGCCGCAGTTCCCGAGCCAGTCGAAGAGAACAGCCCGGATCCATAGGCGCCTGCTGCACCCTGGATCACGCCTCCAAGCAGAGAAGTGAACGGGCTGCGTTTGGCAATCTTGCTCAGTTGCTTGGCGTTGGAGAGCGCATTGCTGGCCTCGACCTGATAGCCATAGGCTTCACGGGCGGCGTTGTTCGAGATCGTCAGGGCGTCGAGTTCACCAAGCTGTGCGGTGTCTTGCTGGATGATGGCGTTGGAGCCTTCGTTGACAAGGCCGCCGTTCGCGGCCTGGGCCGCGCGCTGGGTGCCGATCAGCTGCTGGGTCTGAACACGCGCCTGATCAGACTCAATGGCGCCACGCACCTTGGCGTCATTGGCCGCGTTGTTCAGGTACAGGGCATTCTGGCGCAGGGCCGAGGCTTGAGCCTTTGCCTGCGCAGATTGCTGCTGGCCCTGCATGAAGCCACTGAAGGCACCCAAGGCAATTGGTATAGCTGCGGCTGCGGCTGGGAAGCACATAGTCAGTCTCTCCGGTACATGGTGAACTTGTGGAATGGCATGCCATGGGGGTAGATCGGCGTGGCTGGATCAATCGAGAATCCAAGCCACTCAAGCCACCTGATAGCCGCGGCATTCCTTGCATCCACATAGTTTGACAGGGTTGCGTGGCGCGTGAGCATGTCCTTGAGTATGGCCTTGCTGGCTTGCAGGAAGCCCCTGGCGTGGACTTCAACGTCATGTGTGGTCACCATCCAAGGAACTCCGGCGCCAATGCCCTGCATGGTGTCACCCACGATGGCTATCGGATGATCGTCTGAACAGATCGACCAGCAGCGCATGCTTTCCTCGAAGCCGACCCGCAGGCAGGAAGCCACGCTTTCCCCAAGCGCGGCCATTTCGTCTCTGTCTGCCTGCCTGGAACCGGCCTCTACGATGGCCAGATCGTCGATACTTGTGGCTCTCACGGAGATCATTTGCGGCCACCGACTTCGGTCGCCGGGATCAGCGCCAGGATGGTCATTGGCAGCGGGTCCTTCTGAACCACGGTTATCTGGCCGTTCCCGCTCCAGTTATCGGTGATGACTTGGGTAGCTTTGCCAGTGAAGGCCTGGATTGGGCCGTAGTCGTCGGAGTCTTGGCGAGGCTTGAACTCCCACAGTTTCGATTCCTCGTTGGCGGTACCGTAGAAGCCGCCACGGGATTCAAGCAGAACCGCTGTCACCTGCTGAATGATCTTGGCCTTGTCGGAAAGGGTTTCCTGGCCGCCGAAAGTTACCTCTAGGGTCTGCAGTTCGCATTCGTATGGCAGGCCCACAAGAACTACGCCTGCCGGGGTGTCGAGTTCAATGGCGCCAGATGTGACGGTAACGTCCTTGGTAACGTTGCCATCCGCCAAGACTGTGACCTTCTTACCCTCAAGGTGGCTCAGGCCTGAAAGCGTGTTGCGTGCGAACGCCCAGGATGTGAATGCCACGCCACGGATGGCGGTCGGCACTTCGCCATAGGGCCTGACAGTGACTTGTGTAGGACTTCCGTATGCCGTGATGACCATGCGGAAAGGGTCAGCATCTGGCGTGGCAAGGTACTGGATCGAATCCCCAACGTCGCCAGGGGAGAACAGGCTTGCGCTTGAAGTAGCGGTGAGAGCCTCAGGATATTTCCACTCGGTGCCACCCATGATGGTGATTGTGGTTGCTGATTGGTTTGTCCCGTCGTACATCAGGGCGCTATCGAGGAACCATGAGTACTTGATCAGCGGAGTGCCCCTGTAGCGCTCTGGCTGCCGATCTGCCATGCGTTCGACGTAACGCTTCGCCACACCATTGATGACGCGCTCAACGCACAGATAAACCGCATCACGGCGCCCCTCTGGCACAGAGCAAACGGAAAGCACGGTGCCGTCGGTGTAGTGTCTGTGCCAGCCGATAACCTGCTGTTCTGCCAGGTAGGTGATGCCGACCATGGCGCCATCCTCCCGCGCACCCCACACGATGCTGTATGGGATCTTCTGGTAGTCCCAGTCGACCAGGCTGTATTCCTGCAGCATCTGCGGAGAGAGCACGCTGATGTCGCTGCCGCTGAAGCCATCCGATTCGAGCGTATAGCCAAAGGCCGTGACGGTTCGGCCACGCTCCTGCGCATAAAGCGCGGTGTTGTTCAGCACCAGAGGCCGAAGCTGGCCGATGCCGTTGTACGTCTGCGGGTCGCCGTTGATGGTCTTGGCCGTGAATCCGCTGCTCTGCCCCTGAATGATCCACTCTGCACCGTCGGTGAAGGTCATCAGGGCACGCAGAGGCATCACATGGTTGATCTGGTTCACCTCGTTGCTCGCAATCGTCCATGTGATCGCGTCGTCGTCTTTGGTTGGGAACGAGTAGCCGAAGTTGGTGAACACGCCTGTACGGCTAAACCAGAGCGTCTGAGGCTTGTTCTCGGTACTGGCATACACCAATCGCTGCTGGAAGTAGGCGACAGCCCGGGGGAAGTTGCCTGCACCGATGAATGGGTCGGCACCGGTGGGCGGGGTATCGGTCTTGGTCGGCGTGATATTCACGTCGGTGAAGCTGGTCGAGGTAGCGCGACCGACGAAGCCGTAGATGCCTGCGCCGGCATTGTCCTTGTACACGTTGTAGTAGGTCGCGCCGACGACGGCAGGCCAGGTTAGCGTGGCCTTCTGGTTGTCGCTCTTCACGTTGATCGAGTTCGAGGTGACCGGAAGAGACTCTTCAGGGGTTTGGCTGCCGTCATCGACCACAGCTGTGACTTGGTACTGCCAGGCGATCAGGACTGTTGAGCTGCCACCGGCATCAGGCGTTGCTGTCGCGCTGGCCGGCGCTGGCACCGCAGGAACAAGGCTCACATCGGTCAGGGTCCAGTTGTCATGCGCAAAACGCTTCAGCTTCTTGGGCTTGTGCGCCGGATGCACGATGTCCATCACATCCGCAGACTGGGTGAAGTTCATTTCGAACAGCTGGTCGCGGGTGAATGGCGTTACCAGTTCGAAGATCTGCCCAACGTTCGGGCCGCTGCTGTACACGACAAGCGCGCCATTGCGGAAGATCCGCATCTTGAGATGCGTGAACTCGAGGGCGTAGGTGTCGTTCACGTTGAACTTGAAGCGGATCAGACGTGCCACCTCATTGCCGGCAGTCTGTGCCAGGAACTGAGTGCCCGGACGGTTCTGAGCGCCGCCATACGGACTGATGATGAAGTTGATGCACTTGGCCAGGCCAGTCTGATATGCGGCAAGATCGGTGCGTGCAGCAAGCTCAGGACCGATTTCACCGCGGGAGAACGTAGGCTGAATGAGGGATGTGGTCATTGGTGAATGGCCCCCTCATAGATCGAGGTGAATGGCCCGTCCGGCTGGCCCTCATTGAGGCTTGCGGCGATGGCCACCTGAATCAGCTGCTCAGCAAGCTGGATCATATCGTTGCGCGTGGACAGGTCCTTCTTCAGCGGAGCTGCGATGAACGATGCCAGGCGCGCAGCCATGGCCTCGACAAAGTACGCCGGCCAGCGCTCGACCTCTTCCACCCGCTTGGTGTACTTGAGAACTGCAGCCTCGATGTCGCACAGGATGACGCGCCCGCTGGCCTCGTACTGGATATCGAATTTGGCCTTGAACTCTTCAGGCACTGTCCTGGCTATGCCGCTCATAACCTCCAGCGCGTTGATGCAGTCGTTTGGGTATCGGTAACGGAATCCCCAGCCCTCAGGCGGAGAGCCAAGATCAGCCAGCGCCACGGTAGCCGTCGCAAACTTCCATTCCACATCCTTGTACGAGAACAGCGCATCGCGGCAGGTATCCCAAAACCTCGAGCAGGTCACACGCTCAGGGCTTCGCTCGAGCTCGTCTGCCACCGTCTCGGATGAGCCGATGTTGGATAGCGCCATGTTGAATACATCGATCTTGCTGGCCATGTCTGGACCCCACAAAGAAAAAAGGCCCCCGAAGGGGCCAGGGTTGGCTGATTACGCGTCCGGAAGGTTCTTGTCTTCCGGTGGTTCTTCTTCCCCCCTGCCGTCCTTGGCCTTGGCCTCGGCGATCAGTTCTTTCAGCTTTTCAGGGCCGGTGGCATGGTGCGGCTTGAGGCCAAGGGCGCTTGCTTCCTCGAGCAGCGCCTTTTGGTCATCACCGTCCTTGGCCTCGCCACCTCCAACCTTCACCAGCCACTGGCCAGGCTTAACACCAGGCTCCAGGGTGACCAGAGACTCGTCGCCACGATCCGGAAAGACAAGGCGACCACCGATGTAATGAGGAACACGAGTGACGCGATATTGCTGGCTCATGCTGACTCCTTACACGGTGTAGTTGCGGTCATAGGCGCGCCACGAAGCAACATCGGTGGTCAGGAACGCATCGAAGTTGCCTGCGGTCAGCGGACCGGTTCCGACGGTGTAGCGAACGCCGAGGTAGCGCTCGTAGTTACCAGCCGGCAGCTTGATCGCGACCATGCCCACGCCTGGCGCCATTTCAGCCAGAGCGAATGCCTTGCTGGTGAAGTGGACAGTTGGCGAGGACAGCGCGGCGTTGTCATCCGATTCCAGGGTAACGGTAACGGTTGCAGCGCCAGCGGCGGTTGGTTGGACAGTGGTGGTCACGACCAGATACACATCCTGACCGGTGCCGATATCGCGGATTGGGTTCTTGCCAGAACTGTTGCTGACCAGATCCATGACGTTGGTCGAGATCGCGGTTGCGGTGACCGCCTGGGCGTCCGAGAACTCTGCTTGCTTGTCGACGTACATAAGGGTTTCTCCTGTGTGATGAAGCGGGTAGTCAGACTACCCGAGCCTCAGAGTTCAGCATCGCGTCAACCCGACGGACAGGGACTTCACCGAACATCAGCGCTGGCTTGCCTGCAACGTTGTCGTAAGACAGGGTCGATGCGGCCACCTTGTTCACGGTCTGGCGGCGCAGGAACGAACGGATGCGGCGCGGCACGTAGAACACTGGGGTTACGCCGTTCAGGCTGTGGATCAGTTCCAGGGCCTGGGTCATCAGGTCGATGATGTCGGCGCCGGCGCTGGCGTTCTTGGTCAGGTCGCTGTTGTCGATGTTTGCGATACGAACGGCGTAGCGCCAGTCGTGCACGGCAATACCGGCCTTCCATTGGTACTGGTCGCCGTAGGCGCGGAAGCGGTTCATGCTGGCATCGAACGCGTCAATCTCGCCTAGGTCGTTGTGGATCAGGCCTGCCTGCGAGCCTTTCGGGTAGATGCCGTGGATGGTGTTGGCGCCCCAGCCGATCAGCCAGATGGACGAGTTGTCGGTGCCGGTACCGCCAGCGTCGATCACGTTGTCCTTGGTGGCTGCGCCGCCGACAGTGGTTGGCACGTCGTCATAGCGCGGCGAAAGGCCGACGAAGGCCTCAGGGGTGGAGCGGTCGCCGTAGATGACTTGTTGCTGCATGCGCTGGTTCATGGCCTCGAGGTGAGCCTTGGCCTGCAGCAGTCGGAACTGCGGGGTGTTGCCGTTCAGCATGGCCAGGTCTTTGTCGATCTCGGAGCGCGCTTCCAAGATGCCGCAGGCCTCGTCAAGCTGTGCAGTGGTCGCCTTGCTCGGTGGCACGCCGCCGTTCAGCTTGCGCCATACAGGCTCAGGCAGGCCGGTGCGAGTGGTCACGCGGTGGCCGGTGGGCAAGTTGCCCTCGTACCACGGCATGTCGAGCAGCATTTCGTTGTCCTGGCTCAGCAGTTCCGCTACTGCAGCGGTCTTGCCGTCCGGGTCCAGGGTTTTCGCCACGTCCAGCAATGTGACTTTACCGGTCAGAGTTGCCATAAATCATTCCCCTCAAGTGGTTTGTGGTTACTGCTGTTGCATGGTTGGCCAAAGCACCGCTTCAGGTGGCTTCGGACCGGTGGATCTTTCACCACCGTGAACCATCGTGTCTTCGCTGATGCTGGACCCGATGGCGTGGATAAATTTGAAGAACTCCGGGTGAGAGCCCAAGGCTGAGTAGTTCAGCAGTTCGCGAAACTCAGGGGTAGCGAACTTGGCCATGACGTTCTGCGTGACCTTCAGCGATGCCTCGAAGTTCTGGCCGCCGATCTCCGGCAGCTGCTTGCACAGGTTGCCCCAGTCCTTGTTCAGGTTGACGATCTGCGCGTTCATGGCTTCGTGCTGCTGCTTCTCCTGCTCAGCCACCTGCTCAGCGGTGAGTTCAGCAGGCTGGCGGGCCTTGTCGATTTCCAGCAGCTTGTTCAGGACTTCCTGAGCCTTCTCCTGTGGCAGGCCGAGATCCTTGAACAGCGACTGCACCTGCGGCAGCACGGCTTCATCCAGGGTTTCGCCGTCAGGCAGAGTGAATGCCTCGTAGGCCTCTGGCGCGCCGGCGGGTTTCTCCTGCTGCTGTTGCTCGCCTTCCTGCTGCTGCTCGGTGCTGGCCTTCTGCTCACCACCGCCAAGCATGCTGGATGGCTCTACGGATGCTTGAGTCTCAGCGCCGGTGGAAGCTGCTGCCCCGCCGGCGTCGCCACCATCTGCGCCAGCCTCATTCATGAAGAAATGGCCCAGTCGGCCATGGATGAACAGATTCATTCGTCACTCCCAGTTTGTTGTTCCTGCGCTTCACGCAGAAGGCGTTCCCGGTTTTCTTTGACCATCAGGTCGTAAAGCTCTGGCACGTAGGCGATCAGGTCGCTCATCAGCTGCAGTGCGTTACAGCGCTTCCCCTCGTTGAATGCCAGTGTGCCGTGTTCTTGGTTCGGCGCCGCCTGGTAGATGGCCACCACCTCGAACCGCTCCCATATGACCCTTCGCGCCTGCACGGTGCTCATGATCGTCTGGTAGCCCAGTTGCCGTTCAAGTTTATCCGCTTCCGCTTGGTTGCTCAAAATTTGTACACCTCGCTTCAACTCGCGCCAATCATAGCAGTTAGCGCGCTGTCACCGGTTGTTGGGGTTTCGGAAAGGGTCTTGGCGCTGTCGACCATCTGCGCGGCTTGCTCTGCCATGATCTGCTGCTGCTGGGCCTGTGCCCGTGCCTCGCGGATCGCATTTACCTCATCCTGAGAGCGCAGCAGGGTTGGAGGAACGCCGATGGCAGTGAAGTACTCTTCCTGCGCAACGTCAGAGTTGATCTTGTCGAAGGCGTCAGGCTGGGCCTGGGCAAGCAGAGAGGTGAACTGAATGGCGCGCTCGATGCCGCTGGCAGCCACGGCCTTCTGTGCTTGAGACAGGATGCTGACGTACTCAACACGAAGCGGCACGCCTTGCAGTTCCTCGGGCGGCGGTGGGATCAGCGGCTCGCCCTCGCGCAAGCCCATCCAGTACGGAATGCTGGCCTCGTACATGATCGAGAAGACTTGGTCGATCAGCGGATCAAACAGTTCGTCGTTGTTGCGCTCGACCACAGGGCCAAGCATCAGCATCTTCTCTTCCTTGCGCTGGGCCACCTCGTAGGCGGTCATGGTGCCTTCGCTCTGGCTGATCAGCAGGAACAGGTCCTCATAGAAGGCCTCAGAGATGTCCTGCTCACACTCGGCAATCTCTGCGCGGACGTTTACCAGGGCTGCTGGGTTTGGCTCGTAGGATGGGCGCATGGCCGCTCCGACGAGGTTGTCTGGCACCCACGTGATACCGCCTGGAACGGTGTTGGCGCCTTGACCCCTGATGCTGATCGGCGCGGTCAGTGATGGGCGAGCGTACAGCTGCACAAGGCGCATCTTGTCGGCTTCGAGCAGCTGCAGTTCCTGAGACTTGCCGATGGCCACATCGCCGGGCCCGGTGCCGTAGACGTTAACCCCGTTGACGTCCCAGCGCGGCGCCATGATCGGGAAGGACTTGAACCCGCTCTGGCGCAGGATGCATTCGTTCTGCTTGCCATCCTCCCAGTACGTGGACTTCCAAGGCATGGACCGGTTGTCCATCTTGGTCATGTCGGCGTCTGGATTAGGCTCGATCAGGTGACACACGCAGATGTTCGTGTTCTGCCCCTGCTCGGCCAGCAGCTTGACCTGTGCGCTGCAGTTGTCCTTGCCGAACTGCTGCACGATCTGGCGCGGGGTCATGCTGTATTCGCGGTAGAACGTGTCGATCTGGCCGCGTGCGCTGGTTGCCAGGGCGAAGGTGCCTACTGGGTAGTGGTAGAAGCGCACCACGTCCTCGTCATCTGGAAGCGCGGACATGGCCCCGGTGCCGTACACCATCTCCGAGTGACAGACCTGCGGCAGGATGTTGTAGAAGTTCGAGCGGGCCAGCACGCCGTGGATGGACATCTGCACTGCGTATAGCCACTGCTGCACGGCTGAGTTGTTCGGCACGCCCTGTGGTGGCTGGATCAGAATCCATGGTCTGGACTGACTAGCCAGGCCTGACGCCATACCGGCAGCACCGATCTTTGCAGAGCGCACGGGCTTCTGGTTGTTGATCCGCTGATCCCTGCGCTTGCCGTCGTTCTTCAGGTCGCCCTCGAACTGTCCGTCAGCCGGCGCCAGGTAGTCACGCTGGTTCTTCCACTTTGGCAACCACTTCTCATCGCGCTCGGCCTTGAGTTGCTGCCCCTTCTTCGTGAGGCGCTCTGCCTCTTTGGCGTCGATTCTCGGCATGGCTTAGCTCCCGAGCAGGCTCTTGGCGCCAGTGGTTGATGCGCTGCCCAGGCCACCGGCACCGGTGAGGATGTTCCCGCTCAGGCCGGCTGCTGCCAGTTGTCGGCGGCGCTGGGCCTCGCGTGCTGCCTCAGTGTCGGCTGATACGGCAGTTGGCGTGCTGGATGGCGCCTCAACGGCTGCAGATGTGCTGCCGGTCTCTGCCCCTGCGCCGGCGCCGAGCGCAGACGCACCAATGCCCAAAGCCGCCTTGAGCGGATCTACTGCCAGCTTCTCAGCTGCTCCAGACAGGCCAAAGGTGGCCACGTTGAGTGCTTTCTTGACCTTTTTGCCCATGTTGTTCACTCCTTGGTGATTGCGTACATGACGATGTCTTGGCCATCAGGTGAGGCCTTGCGCATTGTGGATTCAAACGTGTGGCCTGTCGCCCTGAGGAATGCGGCGCTGTGTCGGTCGCTGGCGGCGCAGGTGGATTGGACGCGGTGAAGGCTGTCGGAATGCATGAGGCGGTCGATGCTGGCGGCTACTGCGCGGGCAAGGCTCAGGCCGTGGCCCTTGACTGCCGCACGGTCTATCACTGCGAACGCATATGCCACCCCGCGCCAAAGCAGCTGGTAGCCCGATACAGCGACGATCTGCTCGCCTAGGTAGTACGAGGTCAGGCCGCATGCCTCAGCCTCTGTATGCGCCTCCCAGCCCTCGCATGGGTTCTCTTCGTAGCACGGCAGCCGGGCAAGGTCGCCAGCCTGGTATGGCCTTGTCGTGATCATCCGTACGGGTTCCAGTCGGTTTGCGCGTCAGCTTCCCCTGTGTACGGGTCCCAGTTCGTGGCGTTGCTGCGGTCCTGCATGCGCATGACAGGCATGGCGAAGGTCAGGGCCAAGGCGTCAGCGTTGTCAGGGCTCATGCCTAGGCGCTTCTTGATGTCGTCCTTCTTCTCCAAAGCAAGCTGGTCGCGGTTGTTGTGGGCGTACTCAGGAGAGGTCAGTTCAGCCTCAAGCTCTGCGTCGAATTCGATGGCCAGGCCGGCGCGGATCGATTCACGCATCTGCCACCACATGTAGGTGCGCATGTTGCTGTAGTGGGCGTCCGGTGCTGCGCTGGCGAAGTTGACGTCCATGATCGGGACGCCAGGCATCAGCTTGCGTAACTGGTCTGCCACAGGTCCGCCTACGCCGGTGGAGTCGACAAACACAGCGTCAGGCCTGTGATCCTTGACGACGGTGCACACCTTGGCGATGAACCGCGTGGTGTCCCGCGTTTCTGAGCCAGGAATGACGACAGGCGGAATGCTGCGCGCGTCTAGGCCACGCCTGAACCTGATCACGTTGTTGTCTTCGCCGCCACGGGCGATGTCGATGCCGATCACCAGCGCATCGTGCAGCGTGTATGCCGCCTCGCGCTTCATGGCCTCGGCCACCCAGTCAGTTGGTATCAGCTGCAATGCGGAAGCCCTCGGGAACATGCCGCGCACACGGACGCGGACGAAGTCGGAATCTTCACCCCAGTCATCAATCCACTTCTGGTGCTGGGTCTTGTTGGTGCCTTCAACAGTCCTGGCATCGATCTGCTTGCACTTCCACCGGTGCTTGAACTTGCGGAAGCACTCGCGGAATCGGCCTGTGTTGCGCGTCGGGTTGCCGAATGCCACCCATATGATCTCGGTGTTCTCGTCAGTCAGCGCACCCTCAGCCACTTCCCACACCTTGTCGCTGATGTTCGAAGCCTCATCGAAGATCAGGATGATGCGCTTGCCCTCGTTGTGCAGGCCGGCGAATGCCTCGGTGTTGGTGTCGGACCATGGCACGGCGTCGGCGCGCCAGGATGCGGAGTGTTTGGGGTCGAGGGAAACGATCGATGTGGCCGTGGTCTTGAACCAGTGCGAGAACAGGCTGAGCCGGCGCCATTTGGCAATCTCCGGCCAGGTCTTGGTGCGCAGCTGTGTTTCGGTGTTGGCCGTCACGACGACGCGGGTGTCTACGGCTGTGCTCTCTGCCCAGTCGATGAGCATGCTGATGAAGGCCGATTTGCCGATACCGTGGCCTGATGCCCTGGCGAGCAGCAATGGCTCAAACCTGTTTTCACTGCGTAGGTGATCGCGGATCTCCTTGAATGCGTCAGCCTGCCATTCCCTGGGTCCCATCTTGCCCTTCAGTTCGCCCTCATCCCACGGATAAGCAATCTCAGCGAACCCCAGCGGATCATCAGCAAACTGCGCAGCAAGCGCCGCAAGCTCGTCCTCAAGCTCGCTCTCACGCGTGGCCACGTTAGCCATTGCGCTGAGCCGCCTTTGCTCGAGCAGCAGCCAGGCGACCGCCGAAGCCTTCCTTCACATCGACTTCCACCAGTTCTGCGAATGCTCTGACGCCAACGTGCTTACCCATCAGTTCTAGCACCCGCGTCTTGTCGTAGAACTTGACCACGCCCGTCTTCATGTTCACTTCCTTGACCATCTGCCGCCAGATCTTGGGCCATGAGTGAATGGGCTTGAGCTTGCCGTGCTCGTCGTAGATGTCCGACATGTCCATTTCTTCAATGGCGGCCAGGCGCTTGAGGACGTATGCAGCGTCGATCCCAACCTTTTCTACTGCAGCCTCACGCACAGATCTGATGAAGGCGTCAACCTTGGGATTGGTCAGGAGCTCGCAAGCCCCTGAATCTATTGCGGTATCGCTCTTTGCGGTTCCGCCAGCGCGCACATAAGCCTCACGCTGACTCATGTTCTCTTTGTCCAAGATGTTGAGCGCAAAGGCTTTTTGAAGGCGTGTGAGCTTGTCGTATAGCTCAAGCTGATGCGAGGAAAGCCCCTCACACCGTTTGTCAGATTCGGTCATGGCCATCCCCGGTGGTATTGGTCAAATATTGATCAATCATACCAGAGCAAACGACAGGCATG